ATCTGAAATTTTTGGTGAAGCCTATGAACTTAACTATGTGAACACTGATGGTGAGTTTGCAGCAACAATATTGACTCCTCTGGATGCATATGTGTTAGAGGATGGAACAGCGGAAAGAAATGTTCTGTTGGCGGTACATACTTTTACAAAGAAGTTTGATGATAAGAAATATATGGATGTTTATACAGATTCAGAAATCCTGCACTATGAATTAGGAAGCAATATCAATAAAACAACTTTGAATCTTATCGGTAGCCATGAGCATATATTTGGTAGAGTTCCAGTGACCATATGTCTAGCTAATAGTGAGAAGAAATCTGGTTTTCAGGATGTGCTTAGTTTATTTGACGCATATAATGTCTTGAATTCTGACTTGGTTAATGAAATTGCTGACCATCGTAATGCTTACCTTGTAATTGAAAATGCAAAGATTGAGGAAGAGGATTTGCTAAAAATGAAATCAATGGGCATTATTCAAGTGCCTTCTGGTGGAAAAGTTTCTTGGCTCACAAAGGACATTAATGATTCCTTCGTAAAAAATGAACTGGAGAACATTGAGAGTAAAATTTATGACCTTATGGATGAAGTCAACTTCAATCAGAATTGGGCAGCTAATACTTCATCGGTCGCTTTAAGAAATAAGCTCCTAAATCTTGAGAACAGGGTGGCAATTAGGGAAGCAATAATGGAGAAGGTAATTAAGCAGAGACTCAGAAATCTGTTCATATATTTGCAGAAGAAAGAAGGCAAAGCATATGACTATAGAGATATTGCTGTAAAGTTTACAAGAAATCTTCCCACTGACCTTGTTGGACTTGCAGATGTTATTGTTAAACTCAAGGATATCTGTTCACAGGAAACACTTCTTACACTACTACCATTCGTAGAGAATCCGAAAGTTGAACTTCAAAAGTATTGGTCTGAACAAAAATCACATGAAATCCAAGAACAAAATACAGTTACTGGTAACCAAGCTGTGACAATTCAATAATACAAATAATGTAAAAAGCACTTATAATATTCAATATTAAAATATGAAATAAAACTTGTAACGAGCACTAAGAGAGGCTATTCAGTGTTTCTTGAGTTTTTATTTTAATTTAATATTGAATTTTTTTATGTTATAGGAGGAACATATGAAAAATATAAATAGAATTAAAAAACTAATAAAAAACGATTGTGCAGGATATTTTCTTGAACAAAGCCCTATCCATAATTATTGCAGTAGCAAGGATGGATCTTGCGTGTTCTTTGGAGATAATGAAGAACTTCCAGCTTGCAGATATTTTGAAGAAGGCGTATTACCAGTGGATGAAGATTTGGAACGTGAGTATAGGCTAGAACGCAAGATGGGAATATCACAGAATAGGCAAGCAAAGCCAAAGTTAAAATGTAAGAGATGTGAAACCTCGTTTGATGCTAACTCAAACAGACAGAAATGCTGTGAAAAATGCAGAAAGATTATTAAAAGGGAAAAGGATAGAAACAGACAGCAAAAAGTTAGAGTAAAACTGGTATAATGTCACGCATTAGAGATGTCTGAAAGTGGCTTGCATCAATGGTTTCAAAATGCAAAAACAAGATTAAGGTATGTTTATATTCAGACCCCATTTTTTGAGTTTCTAACGGCTAACATATGCAAGAAAATTATGTTGGACAGAGCAAAGCAAAAAAAAGATAAGCAAAAAGGTATACTGTCACGCATTAGAGGTGCCTCAAAGCCACATATATCAAGGGTTTCAAAATGTAAAAACAGGGTTTAGGTATAAGTATACTCAGACCTCGCTTTTTGAGTTTCTAAAGCGTGACAACTATATATTTTAAGGCAACAAATCGTCCTGAGCATGACGTTAAACTGCTCTGTTTTATATCAATTAATATATTGCGTGTCTGGGCTAGATGGTCGGATGTGCTAATAGAGAGGAGTCAATACTATGACATTTGAAGAAGTAAAAAAGTACGTTGAAGAAAACAAAACCAGCGAGGATTTGAAAACATATCTTCAGGGCTTAGTAAGCGTTGATGGTGTGCAGAAATTTCTAAGTGAAAATGAGGAAGGAAAGAGATTCTTAGATTCTGAGCGTGATAAGCATCTGAGTAAAGGGCTTGATACTTGGAAATCTAACAATCTGCAAAAGGAAATTGACAAAAGAGTGCTTGAGCTTTACCCAGAGGAGACTCCTGAGAAGAAGCAACTTAGAGAACTTAATGTCAAAATTGAAAAGATGGAATCAGAAAAACAGAGGGAGGTATTAAAGAATAAAGCTCTCACTATTGCTGCGGAAAAGAAGCTGCCAATTAATAAGATAGTTGACTTGCTAATTGCAAATGATGAAGAGACAACAGTTTCTAATATCGGTAAGTTTGAAGAAATATTTGGAGCTTCCGTTCAGACTGCTGTTGAAGAAAGACTTAAAGGTAATGGGTATACTCCTCCCAATAATGGTGGACAAAATACTCAGCCTAAAGATTTGAATGATGCACTAAGAAATTACTACAATAAAAACTAATTAAAAAAAAGGAGATTGATAATTATGGTTACATTAGAACAAGCAAAATTAGACTCACAAGATGCAATACAAAAAGGTGTTATTGATGAGTTCAGAAAGAGTTCTTATATTTTAGATAATATATCATTTGATAATGCGGTAAGTCCAGGTACTAACGGAGCAACTCTTACATATGGGTACACAAGACTTATCACACAGCCAACAGCGGCATTTAGAGCAATTAATGCTGAGTATACCCCACAGGAAGTAACAAAGCAAAGATACACAACTGAACTCAAACCTTTTGGTGGTTCATTTCAGATTGATAGAATCATAGCAAACACAGGAGGTCTTGTAGATGAGGTTAATCTACAAGTTGAACAAAAAGTGAAAGGAGCTAGGGCTCTGTTTCACGATACTCTCATTAATGGGGACTCTGCAATCTATGCTGATTCATTTGATGGATTGAATAAAGCAATCACAGGCTCAAGTACTGAATATAATGGAACTTCTTCAATAGACCTTTCTACATCAATGGCATTGGATAGCAATTACAAAGAGTTCCTTGATTTGATTGATGAGTTCCTTTCCAACCTTGATGGAAAGCCTTCATTCCTTGGAGGAAACTCAAAGATGATAACTAAAATTAAAGCTGTTGCAAGAAGAGCAGGATATTTGACTCAGAGTGAGGATGCTTTCGGTAGAAAAGTGGATGCCTATGACGGAATTGTGCTCATTGACTTTGGAGCAAAAGTAGGAAGCAATAATCCTGTAGTTTCTATCGTGGACACTAGAAAACCTAATGGTACTGATACAGTGACTGGATTGACTGACCTATATGCTGCAAGACTTTCACTGGATGGTTTCCATGCAGTATCCCTTGCCAATCAGGACTTAGTTAAGATATGGTTACCTGATTTCTCGACTTCTGGTGCGGTAAAAACAGGGGAAGTAGAGTTGGTAGCTGCGGTAGCGCTTAAAGCAACAAAGAGTGCAGGAGTATTCAGAAATATAAAAGTAGTTTAGGAGGAAATACACATGGCGAAGATATACTGCAATAATAAAGAATTTAATGGTATATCCGCTTCTGTAAACTTTGTAGATGGGGTGGGAGATAGTAATATCCCTCACCTTATTTCTTGGTTTCAGGAAAACGGATACACAATTATAGAAGAGAAGAGAGAAACATCGGTCTATGATTCCAAGTCATATAAGGAATTGACTGAACTAGCAAAGGAACGTGGTTTTAACGGAATCGGACTAAAGAAAGAACCACTTATAAAAGCATTTCTTGATTTAGATGCTAAAAATGAAGATGATAAAAACATAGAAACGGAGGAATAAACCATGTTGGAATTAATGAAGCTGCTACTTGGAATTGATAATTTTGATACAAAACTTGATGGACTTTTGAACCATTTTATAAATAAGTCATATGTCATAATTAGTAGCTACTGTAATGTTGATACCCTATTTGTACAGCATGACGATGTGGTAGCCCAGTATGCAGCATATTTATATAAAAACAGAGATTCAGAAGGTTTGCTGAAGAAAACAGAAGGTGAGAAAAGTGTTATTTACGAGGGTGCAATACCTTATTCAATAAGACTTCAACTTCCACTTCCAAGAATAAAGGTGGTGGGATAATGTTTTATGATACTAAAATTGAGGTATATGAAAATCTTGAGAGTTATTTATCTAAAACTATCTATGCTGATGTACAGCCTTACACGGGTACTGTTAGATTTAATTATGGATTATCACTTGAAATATCAAATAGAGTATTTTGTGATGTAGATAATAGTATTAATGAAAACTCATATTTAAAAATAGCTGACCAATTCTATAAGGTACTTGGTATTAAGGAATGGAGCGACTACATGGAGGTATACCTTTATAGGTGCATGAGGGTGGTGGCTTAATGAAGAG